GATCGCGCCCGAACGGCTGCGCCGCCAGGGGTGGTATTGACGCCAGCCGGTAGCGCCCCGCGTGTTGCTTGCGGCGGCAGGTTTTTCAAGTCGTCAAAGTAAAGGCGAACCCGCTCACCGGAATCCAGCGTAACGGGGGTGCCGTCACTGTTGCGCCATTCAATGCCAAGTCTGCTGGTGCTCTGGTCAGTGACGTTGGCCCAGAAGCCCCGCATAGCTTCGCGCCGGTTGGCGTCACGCCGGTAGGTGTCGGACAGCGCCGCGTCGCCGCCGGCCGCAGGCACAAACGCGCTGGCGGGGGTGTTCTGCATAATTCGCGCTGCTTCCCGCTGCGCCGCCCCTATCTCGCCTTTCGGTGCCAAGAAGGTGGCGCCCGCGTCGTAGCGGTCAAACACCAATGCAGCCGTCGCTCTTTTGGCAGCCGCAGCCGGGCTTTCCCCCTTGGCAACCGACTGATAAGCCAACGCTTTAGCCGCTGCGAATTCTTCGCGCAAAACGGCTTGCGCACCGGGACCGGCTTGCGACAGGATACGCGCATAGGGCTGCAGCGCCTGTTCCACTTTGGCGTCAATATCTTTGGCGTCGGTGTCCAAAATGTTCTTGCGCAAGTCAGGGCCAGCCTTTAATGCGTTGGCTAATTCGGTGCGGGTGCGTGCGTCGCTTGGCGCGGTTAGCCGGCCAATTGTGGCGTAGCCGGGAGCTATTTTTCCGTGCATTTCGCCTAGCACTTCTGCCCACATCGGGCCGAACTGCTTTTGCAAACTTTCCATTTTGTTTGCCGCTTGCTCCGGGGCCAAGCTGGCTACGTCCGCTACCGTTTGGTCAATTAGTGATTTTGGCAGCAGACGCGGCGTGTGTCCCGGCCCGCCAAGATCCCGTTGGGCTTCAGTGGCAACCGTCGAATACCTGCGCACGGCTTCCGGGGCAAAATTTGACTGTACCATGGCGTCAAAGGCTTTACGTGCCGGGTTAGAGTTTTGCACTGCGTAGCTGGCCGGGTCTTCCTTTAAAGCCCGGTCACGTTCGCGCGCGGCGGACTGCAAGGCTTCCATGTAGGCTGCGTCACCTTTGAAGTTGCCGGGCTGCGCAATTGCTGCCTGCGCTTCTTGCATCTTCTTGGTAAGGTCGGCATAAGGCATACTGCGCACCTCCACCCGCGCGCGCCCGATGCTATCGGCGCTTTTGATGGCCGCAGCTAATTTGGCGTCGCCGCCAGCTTCCCGCACTGACAGCCCGTTTTCTACGCCGGCCGCGCGTTCGGCAATGCGTTCGCTAACAACAGCAGCACGTTGTTGCCTCTCGGCGTTTTCGTACTGGCGGATGTCCGTGTTAAGCGCGTTCAGCGCCCGCCCGTATTGTTCACCGGACAGCAATTGCTGCCAGCGGTTGTTGGTTTCTAATTCTGACTTTAGGGCTTTTGCGCCGCGGCTGTCACTAATGGAGGCAATGCGCGCACCCAGCGCCATGCCAGGCAATACGTGGCGGCGTTCTTCAGACAGGCGCTGTCGTTGCGCTTCAGTCAACCCGGTCAGGTTTAACCCTGCCATTAGATTTTGCTCTTGCACCATCAAGGCTTCAAGCTGGTTCGGGTCTTTTTGCACTGCAATAGCGTTTTGGTCAAACACTGTTTTGACTGCTGACTGCGCTGCCGCACCAGCGCGGGACGACTGCAAACGCATGGCGTTGTCAATCAGTCCAGCGCGCATGTTGTCCAGATCAATTTCAAGTTGCCGGCGACCCATCGGGTGCTGCTGCCCGACAACGGCTTTGTCTTTGAAGTCCTCAAACTCTTTGGTAAACTGCGCCACAACGTCAGGCGCCTCTGCCATTGGCTTTTGAGCAGCGTTATCCAACCACGTCAGCCACTCGTTTCGCCCTTTTGCCACAACAGAAGCGTTATTGATATTGGCGTCACGTTCTGCTTGCGCTTCGGCAATGCGTTGCAAACGCTCGGCTTCTTTGGCACGGGTTTCTTGCCCTTGCATCAGCAATTCGGCGCTACCTTGCATGGCCCGCCCAACGGGGGTCATGTCCACAAAATTCGTGTCTTCAACACCGGCACGCCGCCCGCCGGAGATGGCACCCGGCTGAATGTCGGCACTACGAGTAGGCAGTCTTGGCATGGTTAATATCCGGGGTCGTCGTAAGAACTGACAGAGATACCGCCAGTGCGGGTCAGCCCGCCTTGGTTCATGCTGTAAGCCGCAGCACCGCCTTTAAGCAGTTCGCCGCCGGCCTTCATGTAGCCCGCAGTCCGCGCGGCCTTGCCGCTGGCAGTGTCCAGATTGGCCGTATTCACAAAGCCACGCGCACGCTGTTCGCCCTGGTAGACCGCGTATTGCTTCTCCAGTTCGCCTTGTGCCGCTTGGTCGCCCAGCACATCCAGCACCGAGCCGGAGTCTGCCGCGCCGCCGCTCTTGCCCTGCGCCGCCCGGATGGAACCCAGCCGCAGCGCGTTCTCTCGTTCGATCTGGCTTGCCTGCGCCGCCGCATCACCCCGCGCAATCTCGGCGTTCTGCATACCGACTGCCGCGTTGAAGTCTGCAGCGGCCTTGGCAGCGTTGCCCTGCTGGATGGCGCTGACCGCCGAAACGCCCGCACCTGCGATGGCAATAATTGCCAGCGTGCCGGGGTCTTCGCGCAGCCCGTAAGCCGGGCCGCCGAATGGGTTGCCGGCTGGAATCTCAAACGCCCAAAGTTTGTCTGCCCGTGACATGCTCTACCCCGTAATCCTCACGTACCCCGTGTGGTCTTCCCCTTCCGGGCCGAAGCGTTCCATCCGCTCAGTCTCCACCCGGAACCCCAGCATCTTTGCCCACTTGTGGCCCAGCGCAAAATCACGCCGAACACTGATCTCCAGCCGCCCTTCTACCTTGGCCATAGCGGCCATCACGGCCATGGTAATGAACCGCATGTACTTGCCGCTGGCCTTGTTCAGATACATCCATGCTTGGTGCCGCCCCGGCCAGTGCTGGATCGTCCCGCCGCACGCCACCGGCGTTCCGTCAACCACTGCCGTCCAACTGTTCTGCTTCTCCAGCGCCATCAGGGTTTCCACATCCAACGGCATGAAACCGCTTTCCGGCTTCCCCGCTCCCACCAGCCACGCAATGTGCCAGCGGCGAAACGGCACCACTTGTCTAGTCCGAGACATTGATCTTCGGCATGATGGCCAGCACGGTTGCCGGGAACGGGCCGTCAGCCCGCCAGTAGACTTGCCCACGCCTGTTAAAGTCGTCTTCCATTCGTTCGCTGATAACGTCAGTCACAAGCGCGGTTGCCTCACCAAAGTTTTGCCCCCATGTCGTTGCAAGAATCTCAGTTAGATTAGCAGAATCCGGGCCAAATTTCAAGCCCAACGTATCCATCAGCCAAAACCCTACAAGGTGAATTCGCTTAGTTTTGCCCTGCGAGGTGCCATCCTGCGACCCCCCTTCCAGTGGCATGGTCTGCCCGTCGCTTTGGTAGCTGTAACCCAGCGTGACGACCGTGGCGGTGTGGTTCAGGGTGACGGTGCCATTGGTGACGGTCACGGCCGGGTGCTTGGCGCCGTCCACGTAAGGGGTGATGCTCTGCCCTTCCAAGTGCCACAGGCCCGTCACGGTGCTGCTGGGCGACGCGTTGGTGATGGTGTAGCCACAATCCAGATGGAAAGCGTCAACCTGCGTGTCGCCGTATTCCCAGATTTTGCTCATGTATTCAATGTAGCGTTTGGTGGCTCCATTGATGTAACGCTTGACTACCATGTAGAGTTCATCCCGGCTGGCGGACGGGTTCGGCACCACGGCCACGGATTCGACCAGCGGGATGGCGGTGCTGCCGGCGTTGCTGTAGCCGCCAAGTTCGTGCCGGTGCCAGGCCACTACGTCTTGATCGCGCTCGTAGGTGAAGCCCAGCAGCACGCCGTCTGACCGGACAGCCCAGACAATAGCCTGCGGCTGGGTCTGGTAGGCCAGTTCGGTGATTGACGGGCGGGTGATGTGCTCGGCCAGCATGGTCATGTCAGGGGCTTTAAAGCCATCGACTTCAAATACGTAAGCCAGTTCCCGCAGCTTGCGACCCGCGCGCTGGACGAACAGCACGGCGTTGCCCGCGGACACGGGCGCTACATCGGCGCTGCCGTGGCGAGTGGACGGTTTGCCTGTAATGTTGGTAGGGGTAATGGCTTCGTTCAATGCCGAAGGCTTTACCTGCCATTCGCCGCGGGTGGTGCCGACCAGCAAGCCCTTCTCGTTGGTGGCCAGCCACTTGACCGCATTGACATCATCTGCGTTCAAAGTGAACGACACGGCGTTGTCATCTGCCACCACGCCCGCCGTGCTGGTCGGGGCGAAGTTGGAATACAGCCCGGTCTTGGAGCCATCAATACGCTGCGGCGACGTGGCCGAGCCAGCAAAGAACAGCCGGTCTTCATGGAACGTGGCGCAGGTCGGGTAGCCCGTGGTGTCTGACCACAGGCCCATGCGCCAGTCGGTCTTGGAAGTGGCGTCGGTCAAGGTGCTGTAGACATGCCCAATCACCACGGTAGTCGAAACGAAGTGGACGATTTCAACGTAGCCCCAGACAGAACCTTCCCGGATGCGGATCAACCGGCCAACGTCGGTGCTCAGAAAGCCTTGCCCGCCGTTGATGCCAGTGATGGCACTGGCCGTGATGAACGGGTGCCGGCTTGAAGTGCCGCCGCTGACGTAGGCGTTGGTGTAGACGGAGCCTTGCAAGTCAAAGTCGTTGGCATTAATTCGGGTGACAACCCAGTGCTCGTTGGCTTCAGTCGTGCCAAGCACGTTTTCAATTTCGGTGCCTTCGCCAGTCAGCAGGCCGTGGCCCGCCGCCGTGATGCGGATAAGACCTGAACCATTATTTGCCGCATTAGTAATGGCGACCGGCGTGCCATTCGTTGCGGTGTCCGGGGTCAGGGTCGTGGTGCCGGTGTTCATTGACTCATACGGCCCATCGGCAAACGTGATGTCAGCCAGCGTCCAGGACGTAGCGGACACACGCACCAGCGTTGCCGGCGGGAAGTCGGGGTGCAGAATATACAACGTATCGGCAGATTGGACGATACGCAGATCAACCAAGTCAGCTTCGGCGTAAGTCGTCGTCACCTGGTAGATTTCCGCCACCGTGCCGCCGGACGACCATGCGCCGTAACCCGCGCTGTTTACCGCGGTGCCGTCGCTGTTGTAGAGTTCAAACGTGTTGGCACCGGTGTTGACGTTGGTGACAACAAACTCCCGGCGGTTCACCTGCGTCATACCAACCACGCCAGAGACATACACACGGTCGCCGTTGGCGTAGGTGTCACTGCCAGAATAGGTCAATACCGCTGTTGCGGCCTGCGTGATGCCGGTGATGTTTTGGCCGGTTGCCGTCAGCGGCGCGTTGCCCGTGAAGAACCGGATGTAGTTCTCGCCAAATTCCAGCACGTAGGTCTGGGTGACGGAGAATTGAAACGGGAACAGGCGGCACTCTTTGTCGTGGTGCCGCGCTTGCTGTTGGTAGACGGTGCCGGGGCGGCGGGTCCACGCGCCCTGGGTCAGCGGGATGGCGTTCTTGCAAACCTGCAGCCCGTTTTTGTACTTGGCGATGTCCTGCCGGCCAAGCAAAAGAGGGCTGAGTTCGCCCGCGTTACAGGTATTCTGAATCAGGCTGGCACGGGCCATGTCAGTACCTAGCTGCCAGCCACGGGTCTTCCGGGAACTCCTGCGCTGCCTTCTCTATAGCCCCGCAACGGCGGGCTTCTGCGATGTCGGCCTTGTAGTCTTCTTTAACGCTTTCCTTGTCCGAAGTGCTGTCCGTGATTTCCTTGGCGCACTCCAGCGCCAGGCGGCCAGCAAAGGCTTCCACGAACAACGGGTCGTAGTAGTTCGGATCTTCAATGCGGGCGATGTATTTGATCTCCAGCGGGGCCGCATCTGTGCTGAGAATGTGAATACCTTCAATCTTCCAATCGACTGCGGCGCCCGACTCGTTATCCCGCAACAGGCGGATGAAGTCGTTGGGCAGGCTGTAACGATTGTAGTCGCCCCACACCGGGTCGTCGCCATCGGCGGCGATTGAATCGCGTTTGATGGCAAAGGACCAGTCGTAGCGGCGCAGTTCTGCGTCACGGACACGTTCAAACGCCGCGTTCATGGAACGGGCGTTCGGGGTGTCCTGGTCCAAGCTGGAGATGCGCTTCGCACCCAGCTTTTGCAAGGCGCGGTTCGCAATGGCGACGTTTGAGATAGCCATGTTATGCTGTCACCGCCTGTAATTGACTTGCGCTTAGTTGGGTCGAATAAATACGGACGTTACGGATGGTGCCGCCCCACTGCTGCCCCCCACTTGCAGGATTACAGCCAATTCCTACAGCAGTTGAGCCGTAGCTTCCATCGTATGCCAATGGCGCTGTTGCGGTTAGCCCATCACCAGTGCAAACCTGTCCAATCGCACCCCACGAAGATGCACGTTTTCTTACTCCGGTGGCGGTGCTTGCCAAGCTGGGCTTGGCTTGATTGTTAGTTCCGTCAGATTGGCTCAACGTAGTCGCAGGAATAGTAAACGTGTTTTCCATTGGAGATACTTGAAGCCCGCCGCCAAATCCCACAGCCATACATGCAAGTCCATCAGGCCCAGCAGTCCATGCGGTAGAAACTTCTGCATACAGAGTGCCAGTTGCTTCCGTCGTATTGCCAATGAAAGGATATGTCAGCACATCAGCGTTTCTGGTGACTGCTGCCGTGGTAGTTGGGATATAGCTATACAGCACAGTTGAAACAGAAGCTTCTAGTTGAGCGCCCCAAGCGTAAATTGCATCAGTTCCGTTTCCTGTGTAGCCGGGAGGTGGTGCAGATGAACCGTTTCCATGACCAATACGAACAGCACCAGCGCCAGCAGCTACGCTAGTGGTTCCGGTTACTCTGACCCGATACCACCCGCTCGGATAAGCGGTAACAGACGCGGAAACTGAGGTCATTAAGCCTACAGCCGCGCTTGTTACTACCTCGCCAGATGAATTCAAAATAACGTAGGCTTGGTCTACACCAGCGTTCGTATAAAACTGCAAGAATACGTTTCTTGTGCCGGATGCCCACTTAACAAAAGCGGAGTATGTATAAACAGTTGATGTCGCAAAAGTTAATCCGGCCTGCTCTATGTAGTGGCCGCTTGTTCCACTATCGTCCGTCAGCTTATCGGCGGTTGTAGCGCCGTCCGGTGCGGCTGTGTTATTTGCTGCCAACACCATACCCGTAGGAGCCGCCCAAGTCGTGCCAAGCACCTCACTCTGCAAGCACAGATTCGTCCGCGCTGGCTCCGCGAGATAGCCGCGTATGGTAGCATCGCTAATAGGCGAACCAGTGGCCTCAGTCACTACGTTAGAAGCGACTGTATTTCCATTCGTCGTGGCGAAGTATTTAACACCGTCTACCATTGCACCGTGAAATGGGCTGGATAGAACACCCACGCTGACGTATTCGCCGGGAGTCTGGATGGATTGGCCGGTTACGTTTTCAAACTGAATATTGTTCGCCGCAGCAACAGTGCAAGTTGCAATAATTGTGCCGCCGACAGTAATAGTCAGCGTCTTACTTGTTCTGCTGGATGCGTTTGCGGTCAGCGTTCCGGTCGAACCTGTGGCCGTTCCAGTAAAGGTAATCAGGCTCGTTCCCGTAGCTTCTGCGCCCATGCTAAATACAAACGTGCCAACGCCGACCGTTATTGTCTTATTACCAGCAATAGCAATCGTCGTGCTTGGGGTAGGACACAGGTTATAGACCCGCCGCGCACCCTGAAACCTTACCTCGCCACTCAAGCAGTTGCGTAATACATCTTCATGGTCGGTAACGGTTGCTACTGTCGCTCTTGTGAACGTGGCCGAGCCGGCGCCTCGCCCAAATACTACGGTGTCTGTAAGGGGTGCGAAGAACGTAAGGCCAGAAGTCAAGAGCGTATCTAACGCGCTCCCGACGTTGTTCGCCATCAAACGACGACGGCGGTCCATCGCTTAATCCGGACTCTTGCGGAGCCGGAGCGTGATGTCGTACGTTGCGCCGGAAACAGCACCCGCGGTGGTCAGCAGGATGTCCCGCTCGCCGGTAGCGGTGCGGGGGTCAGACAGCCCGCGCTTGGCGTAGGCAAAAGAATCGCCGCGGAAGTCGTCATAGCCGGAACCACTCAGCGCCAGGGCGACCACCGGGGAAGTCGTTCCCCACAGGACGCGCACGGAACTGAAGCCCTGGATATTCCAGCGGACTTCTTCAATGTCCAAAGACGCCGGGGCGCCGCCGTCTTCCGCCGTCAGGGTCGAAATGTCAACCTTGACCACCACGCTCTCGCCGGTGGCGTCAGAGATATTGGTCAGGTGGACGTTAATCCGTTCCGGTGACTCGGTGACAACGCGCGTGGTGACTGCATCAGCCATGTTGGCTCCTTACGACGCAGCCGTTACGGGCCACAGTTTTGCGGTCGAAATACGATCGTAAACGATTTTCAGCTGGGCCAGCAAACGCTGCTTGCCTTCCATGCCGACAAATACCGTGTCATCCCAGTTGAATTGGCAAACACTGGCGTTGTCCAGCGTGCCGCCGGTAACGTCAAACGTAACATCGTTGCCGTTGACGTGCGGGCCGTTGGTGCCGGTGACTTGAACAGAGGCTACTGCCATGTGCTTCTCCCGAAAAAGGAACCCCGAGGGCCGAAGCCCCCGAGGTCAGTCGCCGTTATTCCGGCAGAACGTAGTCCACTTCCATCAGGTGCGCAATACCTGCACCCAGTGCCGTCACAACCGTCAAGGCGATGTCAAACTCAACATCAGCCGTGGCGCCGGCGGTGCCGACGGCCGTCACATAGGCGGTTGCCAGGTCGTTTGAACGCTCCAGGGCGGTCTGCGTCACGTCGATCTGCGTGCGATCTTTTTCAGCGGACATCACATACAGCGTGGCGAACACGTCGTCATCAATGGCGATGCCGTCGGTGCGATACAGGCCGCATTTGACTGCGCCCGAGGTCGTGGTGGCGCCGGTCAGGAAGATGCCGGTGATACGCGCGCGCGCCGGAAGGCGAACGAACGTGTACCACTGACCAGCGGTGCCGCCGGTGAACGACGCAGCAGCCAGATAGCCTTGCGCCGTGCGGTGGATTC